GACGGGATCATGTCGACCATCATCTCCCAGGTGAGCTGTAGCGCGGAGCTGAAACCGTCTATAAACTCATAGCTCCCAAGGTCCGAGCGCTTCGTGTGCTGCACGAGCGCCTTGCCCGAGACACGGTTCATATCGTCGGCGTTGCCGAGCGCGGGGTCGAAGTAGCCGATGGTGGCCTGGATGTCCTGGATCGACATCTGCGCGAGCGCCATAGCGCCCTGCGGTAGATCCAACGGTGGCGTGCGGAACGGCATCCCGCCTTCCGCGTTCTTATCGACGTTGTACGGCAGGTACGGGCGGGAGGCGACGTTAGCCTGGTTCCACTCGTTCTCGTAGCCCTTGATCATCGCCTCAGTGACGAGGTACGGGGCCTTCGGCAGGAGCGCGCTGCGCTCGATCATGTCCGAAGCACGCGAGTTGTAGCTGCGCTGAGCGTCCTTCGAGTGACGGATCAGCGACTGGAACTTGCGGCGGCCCTCGATGTTGATGTAGCGGCCGGGGCAACGGACGACCGGAATGCGCTTCCAGTCGTAATAGTACGGACCTTCGAGGACGGTCGAGCCGTCGATCTTCGCCCACATGACCTGCCACTTGACGGTCTTACGGATCATCTTCTCGCCGGTTTTCTTGTTCTTCGCGATGCGCGTGACGCCCTGCTTCTCGCCCAGGCCGCTCTCTTCGAGGTGCGCTTCCGTAGCTTTCAGGTCCGCGTCGTACTCGCGCACGGAGCCGTCGGTCATCTTGGCTATCCACTTCTCGCGCGGCACGCGCTCGAAATACTCGGCGATGCGTACTTCCTTGTCGGTGAACCAGCCGTAGCTGTCGCGCGACACGTTGAAGCTCTGCATGTTGCCGTTCGGGTACAGCGACTCGTAGATCTCGTCGGAGATGCGCTCCGCTACGATGCACTTGTTGGCGTCGCCCGCGCAGGCGTCGGCGCACTGCGGGTCCCACACCACCGTCTGCGGGTTGGAAATGTTCAGGATGCGCAGCACCTGATCGAACGCACCCTCGCCGTCGTCCTGCATGTAGGTCGGCATGATGCGCCACGCACCAAAACCGCCGGCCACAGCAAACTTGAACTGCTCTTTGTAGATCTGGTCGGCGCGGCTGGCCTGCTCGATGGAGCGACAAAGGCCGGCGAACACCTCGGCGGTAGACTCGGAGGCGCCCTCGGACGAGGGTCGCACCTTGCCGGAGGGCCGCGTCTGACGCATGTCCGCCACCACCATGTTCACGGGCTGCAGGCAGCGGTTGAACGTGTAGCATGGCTTGCCGCGACGGTTCTGGAGTACCACCGGGTCCCACTGACCCATCGCCTCGGCGTTGTAGATAAAGTTCAGGTCTTCCGAGTGCATGCGGCGGTTCTCTTCCCACGCGCCGACACCCTCGTCATAAAAATTTCGGATACGCGAGAGCAGACCTTCGAGGTCCTTGATCTCGAACCCAGGCGAATCTGGGAGCGTGCCGCGCTGTCCCGGCACGTCTCCTATGAGGTCCCAATTGTCGCCCGCGTTCGTCGTCATTTACGTCGGAATCTCGTCCACGATGGCGCGCTGTCCGTCACCGACGAACGCCCCGCCGAACGTGTTGGGCGGCAGGTACTGCGGCTGGCCGTCGTTCTTCCACTCATGCACGGGTTTCCCTTCCTTTGTTTTTCGGCCAGACTCTACCAGCCGCTGGTACTGGACGCGGACCTGGTTGCGGATGGCGCCGTTCTTAAAGTTGTACGGGGCGACCTTGCCCTTGCGCTCGATGACCAGGTTGTTCATGCCGTGCGTGATATGCACGGTGTACGTGCCGAGCTGAACCTTCCGGCCGTTTGAGTCGACGCGGCGCGGATCCTCATCCTGCTGCACCTCTTCGGTAATCTTACCGTCGGAGGCGGGGCGCTTCACAAAACGCCATTCAACGGTCTGTGTCGGGGCGCCGGTCAGGTCTTTCCCCTCAATTTTGTGGGCCGACTGCTGACGGAGGCGGATGCCTTCCTCGTGCTGCAATTTCAATGTAACGCTCATGTGGTCTCACCCTTACCTTTCGCTCTCGCGATCAAAAAATTTACCATCTCGTGGCTGCGCCCTCTGAGGGAGTCGATCATCTGCTTGATCTCGACGTGGTCCTTCTTGTAACCGAAGAACTGCAGCTTCTTGCCGTGGAAGTCCACCAGCAGGAACACGCCCCGCCGACGGAAATCAGCCTCCACCTCGTCAATCGGTTTCACCCACTCCACACGCCACCGTGCGTAGCCATTTCTGGCGCCCAAGAAAACCAAGGCAGTCCGCCTTCGGATGCTGGAGGTGCTTTCGCAACATCAAAACCAGACATTACATTATATCTGGTGGCGTCCATCAAGTGATCGTTTTTCTTGATGATGTTCCCCTTCTCGTCGCGACGATACAGGCGCACCTCTTTGCGCCAATTCATCAGCGTGCTGAAAATGCGCAACTGCTGCGTCGAGAGCATGTCCCAGGTCTGCACGAGGCCGGACACGACCGTGTTGTCTGCCTTGCTGACCTTGAGGCCGAGCCGGCAGTAAGCATCGATAAGCAGCTCGCCATCTGGGCCGCGCGCCTTTTGCGCGGCGGGGTCGATGACGCCCGGTATCCACGAACCGCGTCTCATTATTGCCGCAGCGTGTACGGCGGGGTCGGCCTGCCCCCTATAGTATTCGTCATACGCCACCGCCGGATACCGGCGCTGACCGGAGGCGTCATTGAAGCCGTTGTCTATGTCCCACGCGAACCAGATAACCGCGGTGCAGTTCCAGCCCGGATCCATGCCGTACGAGCGCGGCCAGTGTTCCGGGATGTCGAACGGTTCGATCAACATCACGTCTTCGGGGATAGGATAGATCGCTCCGGTGCCGTGACCGGGTATCCCTGACTTACGCGCCTGCAGCTGCCACGACGGGACGCCCGCGAGGATCTGCTTCTTCTCTTTCTCACCCAAGTGAGCCACGTCATCCATGTCTAAAAAGATACACGCACGCGACATTAGGCGTTCTCAATGTACGTTTCATCGACAACTACCTCTTCCTCTTCGCCCATATCCCACGCCGCGGCCGGCACCGCGTCCGGTTCTGGCGACAGGTCCGGCATAAACGTGATCATCAGGTCCGAGACCCCGAGCAGCGGCGTCTCTGTGAGCACCAGCGTGCCGTTCGGCTCGCCGGGCACCGTGCTCATGAGTCGGAGCAGGCACTCGGTGTAGATTTCGAGCTTGGGCTCTTCGTCGAGGTGGATCCGGTGCTGGCGCGTTCCCTGGAACGCTTCTCGGCCCTGGTCATAGGACTTGAACTGCAGCGTTGATATCCCGCCAGATACATGTCTGACAAAAACTGACTCGAAAGCGTCAGCTAGACCGTGCTTCACCGTTTTCCTGACCAGTAAATCTCCCGGGATCATCCCGGTACCGTACGCCTGCTCATGGCCCGGCTTCCCGCAAAATTTATCCTGCAAAATGTCGCGCGTGTTCTTCGCGGTGTCCGTCGCGACCCACATATCTATCGGATGCGTGTAGCGACGTCCTGGCCACCAGTCCGGGTAGAGCCCGGTGAGGTGAAGAACGTCAGCAAAGCACCCGCAGTGCGTTTTCCCGGTGCGATTGCCACCAAATAGCGCAATCTCGTCGTCTGTTTTTTCCAGGGCGAAGAACTGCATCTGTTTCGGGTAGTGCGCCCGACCGAGAGGACAGTTTTTGAGGGCCGGGTGGTCACTAGGATCCTGAAACCAGGTCACTATTTGGGTCTGGTCCTGCGTCCGCGCTCTCTGCTCCAGCCAACTCAGCAGCTTCATCTGCTCCGACAGGCTCAATCTCCCGGTACTCTGCTTCGACAGCATCTCTTTCAGGCTCGTCGGGAGCGGAGAGTAGACCCTGTCTATCAAATCTTGATAGGAGGTGGGTAATTTGCGCATTTATCTGGTCCGCGTTGAGATTTTGCTTGACGTTGAGGTCCATCTTCAGGCTCTCGCCGTACTTTTCCGGGAAAAAGTTCGCCGCTATGCGTCCGAGCATCCGGGCGTCGCCTTTTACCGCCGCGGCGCCGGCCGCGTGGTCGAAAACCGCCTTCGCTATCTGGTTGGCGTCGTCAAAATCTCTCTGAAAATCAGCGTTGTCGTTCAGTTCCTTGTGAAACTGCACGTTGGTGGCGCCCACCGACCGCAACGCCTGCTTCATGTCGGCCGTGTTGGCGTACGTGATCAGGAACGCGCGGCGTTTTTCGTCTGTCCAGTCGAACTCATCGGTCACGCTCAGCGTTCGGGTGACCCCGACGCTCTCTTCGAGGCGGTTAACTGCGTCCCTGAAGGTAGTGTTCCAGCTCAGGATCGCCAGAAACTCAGACTCGCTGCGCCCGCACGCGTCGGCGGCGAGCGCGAAGTCCTTCAGCTCTGCGTACTTCGCCAAAAAATTCTTTTCGGAGGCGCTCGGGACAGGCGGCCCGACCGGCGCGGTATTCTTCTGCGTGTAGTTGCGCTTGCGCGCCGCCTCCAGCTCAGGGACGCCCTTGCCGTAGACCGGCACCTTGCCGCGCTCGATGCGCTGGCAGTCGGTGCAGACGCTGCTGTTCGATACGTAGCGCGCGGCGCGGTGGCCGGTGACGCATACGTCGCCTGTCCAGAACAGCTTCCAGCCGCGCGCCTCCGCCTCATCTTTAGAGACGAAGCGCGTCGGCATGTAGTTGTACAGATCCGGCCGCCCGTCGCGCAGCGGCGCGACCGTCTCCGGCTTGATCTTGGGCCACTTCCCCCAGGGGGTGCTCGGTGCGCCTGGGGTCTGCGCCTTCGCCATGCTACCGAGCTGCTCGTCGTCCGGTACGTTCTGTCCCATACTAGGCGCGGTGCCAGTCCTCTGACCCG